TCATCTTCCCATTCATGAAGAGCTGCTAATTGTTCCTCTTCAGTCATTTCCGTCATCGACTTCAGTCTCCAATTCAATTTTTAGCATATCTGTAAAAGCTTTTGCAGCTACCTCTATTTGATCCAATCGAGCACGAGTCTGTACTCCTTGGGTATTAAGGTCTTGAATTTGGTTGATAAAATACTTCGCTTTATCACTAATAGAGTCAATAGTGTACTCTTTATCATTAAAGGTAATTGTTTTTACTTCTTCTGTCATTATTTTATTCCTTATTTAAATATATCTTGCCAATTGCCAGTTGTACTTGCTTTAGAGTACTCAGTGGCGCGGTTTTCAAAGAAGTTGGTATGCTCAACTCCGTTTAACATATAGTCCAACCAGTCCAGAGGATTCTTTTCACTACCAAAAATCTTCTTTAGGCCGAGACCAAGTAATCTACGATCCGCAATATAGCGAATGTATAATTTTACATCTTCTGGTGTTAAATCAGGTACATCTGCACCCTCAAAACACAAATCAATAAACGCATCTTCTAACTCTACTGAACGCTCTGCAGCACAATAGATTTCATACTTTAGATCATCGTTCCACAGCTCTGGATTTTCTTGAATGAAAGTACGGAAAAGTTGTGACATACCTTCTACGTGCAAGCTCTCATCTCTCACAGACCAAGTTACAATCTGCCCCATGCCTTTCATCAAGTTATGTCGAGGAAAGTTCAATAGAATCGCAAAACTACTAAACAACTGTACTCCTTCTGTAAAACCGCTATAGATGGCCATAGTTTTAGCTATATCCATCTTAGTGCCCATACCGAAGTTACTCAAGTGCTCATGCTTATCCAACATAGCTTTGTGCTTCATAAACTCTTGATACTCGCCCTCACCATAGCCAAGAGTTTCTAATAGCAAAGAGTACGCTTCTTGGTGTACTGCTTCCATTGCTGCGAAAGCAACCAGCATCATTCGTACTTCTGGCTGCTTGAAAGTAGGCAAATAGTGCTTTGCGTAACCACAGCATACATCAACGTCAGCCTGTGTAAAGAAGCGAAAGATGTTAGAGAGCAACAACTTGTTGCCCTCGCTCAAGTTCTCACGAAAGTCTTTTAAATCATCCGCAAGGTTCACTTCATCTGGAAGCCAGTGCATATGCTGCTGGCTCTTATAATGTTCAAATGCCCACGGGTAGTTAAACGGCTTGTAATATTCTCTTTCTTCTAATAAGTTACTCATTTTATCCCTCACACGCTAAACAAGCGCCTTCGTCTATACTATCAAACATATACTGTCTTAGTGCTTCGTCAGATACTGTCTCAGCTCGCTTCATTGCTTCACTACGTAGATAATACATAGTTTTTACACCTTGCTTCCATGCCATCATATGAATAGCGTGTAGCTCCTGCTTGGAAACGTTTGCAGGGAAAAATACATTTAACGATTGACTCTGGCAAATATGCTTCTGTCGATCTCCAGCAAGCTCAATAACCCATCTCTGGTCTATTTCCACCGCTGTCTTAAACACATCTTTAGTGTATTCATCCAGAAAATCAAGGTGTTGTACACTACCGCCATTCGTAATAATACTCTTCCAAACTTCATCCGTATTTTGATCAATCTCATCGAGAGCGTGTTCCAAATACTCATTTTTAAGAAGGCTTGAACCACTCTTTGTCTTCTGAGTGAACGCATTAGCTCGATAGGGCTCAATACTAGGACTCGTATTCCCACAAATAATGCTAGAAGAAGCATTAGGGGCAACAGCAAGAAGATGAGCGTTGCGAACACCCGAACCGACTCCATCAGGGCACTCCCCTCTTTCTGTTGCAAGTTGTCTTGTTGCACGTACTGCCTCCGCCTTAATTCGTGTAAACATTCTATTATTAGCACCTTTTGCAAGGACGCTCTCAAACGGAATGTTATGCCGCTGAAGATAGGCGTGGAATCCCATAGCACCCAGGCCAATACTTCTTTCTCTTTCTGCACTTAACTTAGCTCGGTAAAGCTCGTCGGGTGCGTTTGCTATAAAGAATGTGAGAACATTATCTAACATTCTTACAAGATCAGGAATAAACATATCATCGTCTTTCCACTCATCATACTCTTCCAGGTTTACACTTGACAAACAACATACTGCTGTTCTATCTGTAGTGGTTGCAAGAGTAATTTCAGAGCAAAGATTCGAATGGTGTACTTGTAATCCCAAATCTTTCTGAAATTGTGGTAAAGCTGCCTGAACTGTATCTTTAAACATAATATACGGCTCACCAGTTTCAACACGATTCTGTACCAACTTCACCCAAAGAGTTTTAGCTGAAACAGTTTTTACTACTTTCTTACTGTGTGGGTCTACTAATTCCCATGAATCGTCAAAGCCTTCTATACGAGTGGCTTGTTCAATTAGCTCCATGAACTCATCTGGGATAACAACAGCATGATGCAAATTAGTAGATTTTCTGTTAACATCGCCCCCAGTTGGTTTACGAATATCAAGGAACTCTTCAATCTCTGGGTGAGATATATCCAAATATGCTGCATAACTACCTCGTCTTGTTACACCTTGTGAAAAAGCAAGCATTTCCGCATCCACTACTTTTAGGAATGGGATTACTCCAGTACTCTCTGACCCCGCTGAGGTTTTACTGCCTACAGAACGAATATCATTCCAGCAGCCACCAATACCGCCCCCAACAGAAGAAAGAAAAGCATTTTCTGTATAATGTCCAGTAATTCCTGCACGACTATCCTCCGCATAGTTTAAAAAACAACTAATAGGCATACCACGAGAGGTACCTCCATTAGTTAAAATAGGCGTAGAGAACATAAACCATAACTTACTTGCATAGTCATACAATCTCTGCGCGTGTGCCTCGTCGTCTGCAAAAGTTCTTGCAGCCCGCGCAAAGGCGTCTTGAGGAGATTTTTCTCCGTTTACCAAATATCTATCTTCGAGAGTTTTTATACTGAACTCTGATAGATATCTATCCCTTTTATAATTAAGCTGCATTTAACATTATCTCCTGAAGTTCAACCAAATTGGCTGAGCCGATTGCGTCATCGCAATATGTTACTAAATCCATTAACTCATAGTTCATGAGAAGTACGTGAGCATTCGCATTAAGTTCTTGAATATATTTATACTTACCATCTATAGGTAAGGTGTTGTAGATTGTTAGCGCATCTCCGTACTGCTCTATGAGCTGCTGTGCACGCTTCGGGCCTACTCCGTTTATTCCAGGAACATTATCACCCTTATCGCCTGTTAGACACTTAAAGGATATATAATCTTCTGGAGATACATCATAGTGATCATACCAGTTATCTATAGTTACTTCTTTACGAGTAACATATGAGAACCTACTAACATCTTCTTGTATTAATAAGTCCCAATCTCGGTCACTTGATACTAACCACATTTTGTCGAAACCATACTCTTTCTTTCGTTTTACAAGATGGGCAGCAAGATCATCTGCCTCTACATTTTGAAAACGTAATACTATGTATCTTTCAGACAACAACTCAAGAGTTGCTTCATACTCGTCAAAAAAGTCTATAAAAGCCTGCTTTTCTGCTTCTGTCTGCTCTGCGTATTTATCTTTTCGATTCTGCTTATACTCTGGAAGTATCGCTTTTCTGTAGCGAGATGATCCAAGATCTGCAGTAATTACTATTCTACCACACTTATAAGATGCGGCTAAAGACTGGACAGTTTGAAGATAATCATTACGAAAATCGGTTCTTCCTGCGTGCTTCCATCGAAAAGCTAAGTTAAGGGCATCTACTACTAAGGTATTGCCTGCGTTACTCTTTGTTTGTTCTGCGAAACTAAAAGCCACCTATCCACTCCACTTTCTCTACTTTCAACCAGTCTTCGGCTACTAATATGTAACAGTCTAAGAACTTAATATACAGATAATCATCTGTGTTTTTAGGCTCTTCTTCTATTACTACAAATACCTTAGATCGATCATATTTAAAAAATAGCATAGGCTTTTGATCGCCACCTGCCGCTTGTATTACAACTTTCTTCCACCAGCGTATAAGATTGTTCGTCTTAGGCTGTGTAAAGATTTTATCTGTTAAAGGTGAGTCTTTATAGTTCTTGACCTCGATACAAAAGTGGTTTCTCTGATTGGGGACATATAAGTCCCCTTTCAGGTATTCAAGAGCACCAGATGCCGGTACTCTCTCAAACTTCAAACCTGTACTGTCTCGAAGCATATCACGAACTAAGTATTCGCCTCTCGCTCCCTTCGCTCTGGAGTCTACCATGTTCTTCCTCGCTTTTACCGCAGTAGTTACAACTGCTTCCTTTCTCTACTGAGATTACAATATTATCACATTTATGTGACCACATTACCATATCTTTTGTACCTCTACAATGTGTCCACCACAATCTACGCCTACCAGCTCCCATCACTCTAATCCACTCACGTTTCCGTTCTTGACTACCTCTATCTTCTCCAGTAGGGGATGCGTCCAGCCGTGTGAAACAATATAAGTATTTAAGTCTTCCTTCAACAATACTTCTACCATCTTTTCTCGGCCTACATCATCTAATACATTGATAACTTCGTCTAAAAATAAAATATTGATTCGAGACTTTGAAATACTACTCATTAGCTTACGAATTGCAATGAGAGTGGCAGTATTTACTCTGGCAAGTTCCCCAGAGGAGAGTGCTAAAATATCTACTATATTTCCATTGTCTGTTATCTGTACGTTTAACTTGTCATTTGAAACTACGAACTCTAAGGTAAATCTACCATCTGATAGTTCTCCAAGATATTCGTTTGTCAACTCTTCCAGCTCTTTTACAAGATTTTCTATCTTGTAGGCCAGTAAACCATTAGTGCTGAAGGCTTTCTTTAATACATCTAAATTTGAGTCAATCTTCTGCTGTTCTTCGAGTTCGCTTTGGCACTGATTAAGTTGACTGATAAACTCATCCGTTTGTTCCTGAATTACTTGGATTCTGGTGTTTCTACGGGTTCGTTTCTCATTTTCTCTTGCGTTTTCAGCCAATACTTCTTTTGATTCCTGTAGTCGATTATGAACGCATAGTATGCGACTATCAAGCTCTCCTTTGTCCACAGGAGCACTCTGCAGGTCTTTGTCAATAGATCGGTACAAGCCTTCCCAATCGGCTTTAGCTTTCTGTACACGATTGAACTCTGCGTTATCTCTTTTAATTCGAGATATCTTTCCTTCAATTTCATCAATTTTCTCCTGTGCCTCTAATAACTTGGCCTGTTCCACAGCAATCATAGACTGCTCGACGGAAATATCAATAGATTGCTCACAAGTTGGGCACTTATCCTTCAGCTTTTTTAGCCTTGCCAAAGTTCGTTGAGCACCCGTGGCGGCTGCGTTAATACTACCTAACTCTGATTGCAGTATATCATAGGATTCAATAGATTGAATACTACAGCTATTTAATTGATTAATATCAATAGCTTTTATAAGTGCTTTATATTGATTATTGGCACTAATTTTTTTATTTTTTTCAGAGATATTTTCAAGTTCTATTGATAAAGAACGCAAAGTCTTCTCGTCTTCAGATGTATCAATTTGTAAATTTAACAAGGGCAGTATGTTGGTATCACTCAATTTATTATCTTCGAGCCATTTTTCTACGGTCGCTAACTTAGAAGAGATACTGTTCATTTTGAAAGAAGAGCTTTTCGAAGCCTCTTTAAACAAGTCAAACAACTCTACATAATGCTCCAAGTGTAGCAGATCAATTAGAAACTTCTTGCGGTTGGCATCGGTTGCAGTAAGAAACTGTAAGCTCGCATTTGTATTCTGATATACTAACTGCGAGAAGGTCTTAAAGTCAATACCAATAATCTCTTGTAGAGTTTTATAGGTGTTTGTAGCTGTGTGACTGGAAATATCTTCTCCATTCTTCTCCAGCTTTACTTTTATATTACTCTTTCTGTTGATGGTCACTTCATAACTGTTATCATCTTTCTTGAAAGAAAGTGATATATTATAGCCATCATTAATATACCTATTCGGTATGTCTGCCTTTTTAATACCTTTTGAATTCTTATTATAAAGGGCTTCTTCGATAATTAACGGTATGGAGGACTTCCCCATACCGTTAGTACCAATTATTTGTGTGACAGTGTTATCGTCAAGCTGCAGCTCATTACCAGAACCGTAGCTAAAGCAATTATCCCATTTCAGCTTTTGAAGCGTAATCATTGTAAGTTCCTAATATATCTGGTATTTTATCATCTGAGATTTCAAGTATATAACTTAGATACTCTACTAACTCTTCTTCTATAGTCATATCTTTATCGATTATGAGTGCTGCTTCAGATTTTCGCTTTACAACTTTCTTATCGAGAAGGTCAGAGTTCTTCACTCCTGCCAAATCTTGTATATCTCCCTCTAACTCATAGATGGTATGGTCATAGTCTGTAGGAACCATCTCTGAAGGATCTGTAACAGTCTTGCGAATTAACTGCGGAAGTCTAAACTCTTCCCACATCCAAGTCCAATCCTGCTCATTAATAAAGAGATAACCTGTTTTAACATGATTCCTATGGAACGATGTCGTCATAGGACTACCAGGATATACTATATTACGTTGAGTATTACTATGAGCGTGTAGATCGCCCGCAAACACTACTGGAAAGTCTTCTAATAGATCGAGATCAATCTCTGGCTTCACATGAGGTGGAATCTCTCCACGAACATGGGTAAACAAAGGTTGGCTCTTATTAAAATGATCTATACTACCCTTTCTGTGTAAGTCTGCATATGGAAGAATGCCAAACCCTAAATCGTTATCAATGTAGGAAATGTCTATAACATGAATTAACGGATTAATGTCTCGTGAGACTTCCTTCAACTGTGAAAAGAATGTCTTATTCTTTTTAGTTGCTTCATGGTTTCCGTCATAAATAATTGTTGGAATCCTTACCGATCGAATAAACGAGAAGTAAAGTTCCAACTCTTCCATATTTGGCAGCCTATCAAATAAATCTCCACCTATGATGTGCATACTGCACTCTTTCTCAAGTTCATAGACTTGTTGAAAGAATAAGTTATAGCGATTTACTGCCCACGCTACTGGGACATTCTTCTGTCCCAGTTTAATGTGCCAGTCTGCCGTATATAATATCATACGATTTTAAACTGCTCTTCGAGCATTTCATCGTCGTTATCATTGCTACCAGTACGCAGGCGATCAAGAAGCTCTTTCTGCGCATCAGGAGTTGGACGAGTCATAACATCATCCATAGATTTAAGGTTAGCAATAGAAGCCATCTCATCTTCATCGAGAGGGCGATTTTTGCACTTTAGTACTTGCAACTGATACTCTACATTATATGGAAGTGGGCCAGTCTTTACTCGCTTGAAGCAAATATCCCAACCATTTACTGGATCAGTAGGATCGCCGAGGCCGTCCTGTGCTGTTCCAACAATTTGTTCCCAAAGTTTTTTCTTTAGGTTTACTACTTTTACTTTTCCATCAGCAGGGTCAATAGCTTGACAAGCATAGCTCCAGCCACACTTCAAGTCTGGGTAGTATTCACGAACCCAATCTTTTTCTTGGTTGTTGAAACGCTCGCTGTTGCGATCAAAAGACAGACACTCCAAAGGAATGTTTTTGCCGTTCTCGCCTTCAATCCAATAAACATAACGCGCAAGGATGTCTCCTACGATACGCATCTTGTTTTCGCCATCGCGGTATTGAAAAGTGTCGATTGATGATTTTTGGGCTGAACCCTGTTGACTGTTGAATGATAGTGCCATTAGTGTAATTTCTCCGGTGTGACTTCTTCATATAGAAAGTGAACATATTGCTCATCTATCCGAAGTAGTCTATTGTCGTTAATTAATTCTAGTTCTACTGGTAAATGTAGTAGTTCTAGTGTGGTTTGTTGTGTTGCTATGTAGTGCGCCAAGCTCCGGATCGAAGCAATAGCGTAATATTCGGCAAGCTCACGCTGCGAATACTTATATGACTCGTAGACGAGTACGTCAGGGTGCAGCAGAAAGCTGGTACCCGCGAAGTTTTTCTGAGAAAATTTATAGATCGGATCGTATTTATTAATTGGAATACGCTTAGTAATAAGCATTTCCATAATACGATTGCACTGGGAAATACTCCCGTTTGCTTCGTCGTAAACCTTCTGCCAGTCAAATAAGAACATTATTATACTCTAAAATTGGATTATTGTCAAGAACTATTTTTTTAAAGGTACTTCATGTTGTATCCCTCTTTCATGTAATATCCCACCCTATTCGAAGCTTGTCGCTGTGCGGTCTTGCCGCGAAGGTGTATATCTACAATCACTGGGTCTACTTTACCTTCCCGCTTTCGTATGACTCGGCCTATTAGCTGCGTCAATAGCGGTTCATTGTTTACTGGTGTAGCAAGTATGAGACAACTTAGTGTATCAACCGAAATACCTTCTGAGAAAATTGCCTGCGTACCGTAGAGTACGTTCTTATTTCCTGTAAGTATCTCTTCTACTAACCTTTCTCTTTCTTCGTGTGAAACCTCACCTGTAACACATACTGCTCTGTCACCTGTTAGCTCGGCGCAAGCCTTCAGAAATTGCACTCTATCACTTACGACTAAGACCTTGTGCCCTCTTGCGGCGTAGGCCGCCGCAAGCATGGAAATAGTGTGGCGATATTCTTCATCGTTTGATAACTTTGTAACTCTATTCGCCCAGGGTATCTTTGCACCATCCATGAACCGTATTTCAGAATGCACTAAGTGAATAGTCGGCACCATGTAATTCTCTTTCGGTGGTTTAAATATCTTAGACCCAAAGAAATCTCTAAATACTACGTGCTTTCCGTCTTTTCTTTCGATAGTTCCTGATAGACCTATCTTATATCGACAATGGTTTGTGTCAATAATTTTAGAAAAAGTTGGACTACTCACATGGTGCATTTCATCAAGAATAATAGTGCCAAACTCTTTACGAATCTTGTCTATATTTCGGTACAAACTCTGTGTATTCCCAATGACGATAGGAGCATCAAGTTCAAACCTTCCACTGCCAATGATTCCAGCTGTGATTCCATAGACTTTTTCTACCTCTTTCGCCCACTGATTTCTTAGTGGTACAGTATGGGTTACAATAAGAGTTTTTTGTCCAAGTTTTCCAGCTATGGCAAGACCTGTGAAAGTCTTGCCCCAGCTGACCCAGGCGTTAATTATAGCACAGTCATCAATCTCATCATATACCGCCTGTTGACTATCTCGGAGCGGGAACTTAAACTCTGGAAATTCAACTGGCACATATAACCGCTTATCAACTATCTCATAGTGGTCTGGTATTTTATCCACACAACCAGTCGGCAGCGAAATCAATCCATTACGAACTATGCCCATACTCTTTATAACCTGGGGCGGATCTAATGGATTGTATGATGGAATTGTATATGTAAGCTCTCTATCGAGCTTGTCTTGAAACTCGGCGGTGCATTCCATATAAATTCTGTTGCTAATTACTGCCTTCATAGTTGTAGTTCATTCTTCGCTATAATATAATTTTTAACAAAATCGCTTCGAACAATATCTTCTACTTGGAAGTCGATAAAGGTGAAACAGTCCATGCGTTTAAGAATCCTAATAAAGTCTTTTAGACCGTTGCCTTTTAAATCGGCCTGCCTAAAATCTCCACAGAACATAACTCTACAATTCTCGCCCATTCGGGTAATAATTGAGTCTAATTCGTGAAAAGACATATTCTGGCACTCATCAATAAGAATAACAGCATCTCTAAGTGTGATTCCGCGTATAAACGAAGTAGTCATAAATTCTACTAAACGTTTCTGTTTGAGTATTTCATAGGCATCGCCTCGTCCAAACAAATCGTTAGCAATATCTTTATAAGGCTCTTCATACACAGAACCCTTCTCTTTCTCCGTACCTGGCAGAAACCCAATGTCTCTGGTTGGTACAGCACTTCGTATAATTACGAGTTTTTGATAATCACCTTTTGTCATATCATCAAAAGCTAAATATGACGATATAAACGTCTTACCTGTGCCCGCTAATCCATGTAATACAAGGTTCTTGTCTGATTCAAATGCTTTTAGTTGGTTACGTGTTAAGGGTTCTATCTCTCTCAGGTCAAAATTTACACCCGATAAAGTTTTTCGTCGTTTGCCCATAGTTATTAAACTTTCCTTCTTGAGTCTTTGAGTTTCTCGTCTGAGTACTCATAAAGCATCCACGGTAGTCCATGTAGATGCAAAATACCCGCCCAGGTCATACCAACCTCTGGCGGACGTGGTACAGTAAAAGGAAACTTACAGCCTTTTACCCAAATTATTGAAGCAACGTCCTTTCTATCTATTTTAGTAATTTTAAAATACTTTAATTTACAAAAAACTGTCTTTTCGTAGATAAAAGGCATACCATTTGTATCAATGAAGTACTTTGTAGATTGCTTCAATAAGCCATTTGGTGATACTATAGCTTTCTTTAAATCCTCTTGACCTCTTTGAGGTGTTTGTGCTCGACGTATGCCCAGAGTATCTCCAGGCATATTTTTATCGTCTAACAGTTTTCCCTCTAAAAATAAAAGACCATCTGCATAGTCCCAGTTTCCAGACTTTAATAAATATACTGGAAACCTTAACTTAGCTATATTTTTATAAGTAATTACCATACATCTTCTCGAATTTACCCATAGAATAGTCTTCTCCTATCTCAAAGTCGCACCCTACTGGGACACCTGGAATAGAAATACCTCGATCCATCTGAATAAAGTTCTGTAGGGTTTCTACATATGAGTCTACTTCTTCATCTGGTACTTCGGCGAGAATCGAGTCATGTACCAGTGCAAAGATGCGTGCTTTAGATTTTTTAGCCTTCAAATGCTCACTCATGTCTATTGCGCCTAATAAGTTAATATCAGAAGCAGCAGACTGCACCAGAAAGTTAAGACCAGACCTAATGCTATGGCTCTTGATACCCGCGTCTGTCGATCCAACATTTGGTAATCTCCTTTTTCGACCGAAATAACTATAAATGAACCCGTTTTGGGCAATAAACTTTTGGTTCTCTTCAATCCAAGATTTTAACTTGTGAAACTCTCCAAAATATTCATTAATTACTTCTGTCGCTTCTTGTGGGCTAAAATATTTGCCCGAGTCCTTGGTTACTTGTTCGCTGATCTTCTTCGGCCCAGCTCCGTACATGATACCAAATGTTACTGCTTTTGCAGCCTGTCGTTGTGTGCTATATAGCTCTGCTACTTCTTCTGCTTCACAGGGTAGTTTAAATACTTTCTTTGCAATCTGTGAGTGAAAGTTTCCTCCCGCACGGAATACATCCATAAGGGCTTTATCTTTTGCAAGAACAGCAGCAACATATACTTCTGCTGTTGTTAAATCCATTGCTACAATTTTATGCCCCGGAGCAGCTTTGATACAACCTTTTACAATTGGGTTATCACGAGGCAGCTGCTGCATATTAAGTTTACCACTAGAGCTAAGACGACCGCTAGTAGTACTATGGAGATTAAAACCTGTACGTAAGCGAGAATCTCTATCCAATTGTGGAATGATTTTGTCCAGATAAGTATTTTTAATCTTTGATTTTTGTCGGATAGATAAGATGAGTCCTGGAACTTCTGATTGCTCCGCCAGTTCTCCAAGTACTTCCGCATCTGTAGAATTCGCGCCTGTACCAGTCTTTTTTCCAGTAGGTTTGAGACCAATGAAATCAAATAATAAACTACGAAGCTGCATAGTACTATTAGGATTAAAGTCTTTTCCATTAATTTGCTCAAATTTAGAGATTGCCGGATGCTCGTAGAGTTTTGCTACGGCTGCGTCAATATCTTCTTGCATTAATCGCTGTGAAATTACTAATCTATCTTTATCAAAAGGTACACCATTGTCTTGTACGTCTGTTAAGAATCTGCAACCAGGTATGAGAATATTCTCATAAACAGATTTAAGTTTTACATTCTTCTTAATTGCAATAAACTTCTCGTAAATAAGTAGAGTACATACTGCATCTAAAGCTGCGTATGTTTTCATAATCTCAAAAGGGATCAAATCCCAAGTGAAATCACCTTTTAGCATACCATGCTCTTTTCTATACTTATCCATCCAATCATACATTGGCTTCTCATAGTCGCCATAGGGAGTAAAGTGCATTGATAGTTGCTTTAGACCATGCCCTCCGGGATTCTCGTCTATGAGATAATGGAGCAACATTGTGTCTTCGAAGCGAGGAAACTTAAAGTTGAAGTGGTACTCAAAAAACGCCAAGTCAAACTTAGCATTATGAAATACTACTATCTTTTTATCGAACAGCGTCTGTAGTAGCTCTTCTGTAGTCTCATCAAAGCACTCTGTATTAATATACACACCTTTGTGTGGCTCGTAAGAAAGAGAGATTCCTAAGATATGGCCATCGCGTGGGTATAAACCTGTGGTTTCCGAGTCAAGTGCAATGTATGGAAGAGGTGCATCAATTGCTGCTTGAATATAAGCATTGCATTGTGCTGTATCTTCGATACCATAGCAATCCTCTTCAGAGACTACTACATCTACTGCTTCGCCTTTAATATGGCTAATGATTGCATCACGGGACTTTTCCCAAGTAGGGCGAGCCTCTGGTTTAAACGCAAGCATTGCAGGATTAATAACAGGCAAGAATTTATCTTCCACTTTCTTGCCAGAATATTCTGTAATTGAATTAATTTTAGTAAAGTACTTGAGTGCATCACTACCTACGAGGATAATCCAATCGTAGGCGTCAATATCAACCTGGATATCGCAATCGCGCTTTAATACTTTTTTGATATTAGGGTCAGAGCATAACTGAAATTGATCAAATTGAAACTCATGATCAAACTCTGATTTAAAATTAGTCTTACTTATCTTAGTCTCTATTAGAGCGACTCTTGGGCTCGTCATATATACCTCTATTTGTATAATCGTTTCATTAGTTTTTTAACTTGTTGTTCTGTTAGTGCGCCTGGATCGGTATTGCTTAAATGTATATTTCTATGTAATAGTTCCGCACTTTCGCATAGAATCTTTACTTTCTCTGCTGATCGCTGTCCAGCCTCATCGCCATCAAAGAAGACATCAATACTATCTACGCCTTGAATGGATAGCATTCTTAGCTTATCTTCATTGATGTTCTGAGTGCCGAAACAACATACGGCATTTGTCATACCTTTATCATGTAGATTAATCATGTCATATATTCCCTCTACCAATACAACAGCGCCTTGTATAGGCTGTACTACAGGGAATAAAGGCATCTTCGCACCCGCAGGCGAGATCATATACTTTGGAGTGACCCCGCTTGTATGTCTGCCATTGAATGCTACAATCCTACCAGAGATGTCTCTAATAGGGAAATTGATTCTACCTATAAAGGTATTATCAGAGTTTTCAAATGCTTCAAATCTTTTATACGTTTCTGGCTTTATGTTTCTCCAATTGCCCGTATAAGGCATACTATTCTTGGGAAAAGACAAACCTACACTTTCTGCCCTCTTATCTTTAAGTTTTTTCTTTAAAAGTTCTCGGCGTAATTGTAACTGGTTTGCCTTTTCCCCAAAATAGGTAAATAGGTTTCCTTTGAATGAGCAAGAAAAGCACTGAAAGATTCCAGTAATCTGATCTACTCTCATGCTTGGATTTCGGTCAGCATGGTCTGGGTTTAGGCAACTTACTAAGAAGTCGCCACCCTTTGGCATAAAGTAAACATCTTTTGACTTTAGTAGTTCTTCAACTGTCACTTGCCAATATCCCTTACGTTTTCTCTGCTGATAACTTGATAAGCTCCCTTATTGTATGCGGGTGCTATTGTGAATTTTTTGGACTCTTCTACCTTGTAGGAGTCATCTACTATTGGAGCCATGCCTACAACTTTTGCAGAAGAATACTCTTTAGTATCTCTACGATAAGCGCTTGAAGGTTCCAGAGGTTTAAAATCAGGCGTGTATGTTTTAGACTTAGGAAGCGGTCTACGCTTTCTACCTGATGCTGTGTGTCGTAAACTGCCGAATTGAATTGCCATAAAAAGCCTCCTCTACTTTAGAACAACTATTATACTAAATTAGAGGAGGAATGTCAAGATTTATTTTTAAATATCATGGATATCTTCACCAGTTTGATGGGAAGAGTCCTCTCGCTCTTGGGGAGTGAGGGCAGACTCTGGGCCAATCTTTAGAGAGTCCCAATCTACTGTTGAAGTAAACGAAGTCATAGCTCCGTTACGCATTTTCACGCAGTTAAGTGTAATACAATTATCTTCGTGATCCCAGGTTTCAAGTGTGTATGCAGCGTCTGCCGCATCAAGAATACCTTTTGCGAAACGTGCTTCACCCGTAGCATCTGTTTGATATGGTGAGAATACAGTACAATCATATTCTTGTGCCATAGACTTCAATGCTTTACTAACCTCGATCTGTTCTGTCCAGTCATATTGACCTCCGCGAGAAGGTAGGTTAGAGCGTTTTACTTGGTTTATATAGTCGACCACGATAATGCCAACATTCAATGCTTTTACTTTTTTATCAAGCTCGGCACGAATCTTAGCCAGTGTAAGAGACGGATCATAGACTACATCTAATTGCTGAGTCGGGAGAAGCTCGCAAGTAGTTTTTAATCTATGGTGAAACTTAGCAAAGTCGCGGTCTTCTCTATACTCTTTTAGACGCTCTTGCCCATTGACGAAACGACTGGCCCACCAACCGGCTACCTTTTCCCACTCTACCACACTAAGATTTTTAGTGCGGAGTCGTGAGAAAGGTACTCCAGTTGCAATAGAACAACATCGTTGGAGGATATTTCTGCTATCCATTTCGATAGTGAAGTAGATAGCAGATTTACCACTGTTGAAAACACTGTTGGCAATGTTTGCACAAATTACAGATTTACCAGCCCCTCTTTTTCCTCCCACCATAACCAAGTCTCTTGGAGAGAATTGAATAGAGTGGTCGTACTCAGCATTAAGCCCGAGAGGTACGTATTTCTCTAAGTCCTCTTCTGGCTCGAACAGTTCAATACCTTGCATACTTTCCTGTGGATCTTCTAAATCAACCTTCCCTTCAATGTCAAGGACAATCTGGTGAAGGTGATCTACCGACTCTTGTGCATCTTCAAAAGCTACACTGTTGTCGATATAATCTTCGAGCGAGTTGAGTATCTCTTTTTGAGTATATTCGTTCTTGAGATACTGTAAGAGCATAAACGCATCAGCATCAACAACGACACTTTCAACGGCATATAACTTCTCACGAGTAGCACTATCACGAATCTCAAACTTGAGATCATCGAACGTGGGCATTTTATGATAGGTTTCGCAGTGCTTTTCAATTACTTTATAAAGGCTATGGTACTCAGTAGGCAAATAATGCTTATGAGTAACGCTCCAGGTCTGAAAGTCCTGAAGTGTTAGCACTTTATTAATTAATGCACTTGCAATGTTAATCGTAATTCTCCCAAATTCGATGTAAATAATAGCCGTTGAGCGGAACCCAACGGCTATCAGGTTGTCTAATAACTACTGGGATTAACCGGCAGCTTTAGCACTCTTAGCTGCACCATCGTAGTCAGCAGCGCTGATACCACGACGAGTTAGCATAGTTTTAACGCCACGAGCAGTTTTGCCAATAGCTTCAGCAATAGCTTCAACAGTCATGTCACTGATGTTAGTCAGTGTAGCCAAAGGGTCTTCTTTGGTAGCAGACTGAGTGAACTCTTGCTTAGGGATAGCGCCGATCTCACCAGCACGCAGAAGGCTAAGAGCTTTACCACGTACAGAGTTGACAGAACGACCCATTGCTTCAGCAATAGCTTCAACGTAAGCACCATCTTGTACCATAGATACAAAAGTGGCTTCTTCAGCAGCAGAGTACGTGCGTACAGCTTCAACTTTAGGAGCAGGCTTAACGTGGTCAGTTAATTCCATAGACAAAATCTTGCCTTGGATAGACTTAGGAGAGAAGGCACCATCTTCAAAATGGCCAGCAATCTCAGCATAAGTATAGTCGCCGCTGTTGTCAGTGACAAAAGCAGCAAGAGTAGCTTCTTGAGCGTCAGAAAACGCACGGGTTGCACCCGCAGAAGCCAGTTCTACATCGAAGCCCATCTTGCGCAATTTGCTAGAGATAGAACGAGTAGTAGTTTCAAGCTGCTCAGCTGCTTCCGCAACAGTAGCTTGAGAAACGGGGCTTTCGCCGCCGACAAAGGTAGTAAGTTGAGCAGTACGCTCGTCAGTCCACTTAGGTAGAGTTGACATATTTTTATTCTCCAATTAGTTCATTAAGGTTGGTTACAATTATAACGCCAGCGTCCCTGGCTTTATTAGTTTTAGCAGTATCAATACCACTCTCATTAACCAGGATTGTGACATCCTTAGTCATGCTGGTTTTTACCTCATAACCATGCTCTTTTAGAACACTGTGAGCTTCGGCTTTCGTTTTATAACTGACTAACTTGCCAGTAATACAAACTTTGCCAAGGCTGGTTGAGGGTTGTTTCGGTTTTTCAAATTTAAAGCTAAAAGGCAAGCCACTTACAAAAGGGTATTCATCTTCCAACCAAGTCAAGAGACTGGCGGCAGACTTCTCACCGAGGCCAGCAGTACGGCACATATCATAGTCTATTTCTTCAATGTCATTGCAGACTTTGGATAGTTTTTCCGCTGCGGTTTTCCCGATAAGAGGAATACTAAATGCAGGTAGTAGCACATTCAGTGGAGCACTTGTGGAGCGTTTAAGCTCTAACATCAATTTTTCTGCAAGTCTCTCTGAAGAGAGCGCCTTAGCAACTTCTTCTTCGTTAATTTGATAAACATCATCCAAAGATGATAACTCAAGTTTAGCGATAGTAGCAGGGCCGAGACCTTTGATCTTCAAAGAGGTTGCAAAATGTTGAATAAGTTTTTCTACTTTGCTTCCGCAGTACTCATTGCGACAATACAGGAGAAAGTTGACATCTTCTAACACTGAACTGCAGCTTGGGCAGTTAGTAGGTGCTTCGATTGTTGTCATACTGGATTCCCCTATAATTGAAAAACTATTATACGCAATTTTAAGATTATTGTCAAGATTTATTTTTTCATAGGTAGCAATCAATCTATTCGTCTCACAACGCGAGGTATAATTTCACCTGAACGTATAACTTCTACTTGACAGCCTATTTCAAGGTTTAAGTCGCGAATGTACTGGATATTATGCAAAGTTGCACGTCCCACAGTCGCATCTCCAATCATAACAGGTGTAAGAATAGCTACAGGACTTACTACACCACTCTTTCCTACTTGCCATTTAACATCTTCTAAGGTAGTAATAACACCGGCTGCTTGCTCTTTTAGAGCGAATGCGCCGCGAGGGTGTTTAGAAGTGTGGCCTAACTCGTCGAACTTTACATTTGATTTGAGGCGAAATACTATACCGTCAGTAGGATAGTCATCCGCTTTAAAGCGAGTAACTACATTCAGACCCATCTTATGCAAAAGCTCAAGAGAGCAAGCATAATCGGAAGCAAGGCTTGGTGTAGCATCATAAGCAACAAACACTAAGGGGCGAGTCTTAAACTCCTCAAGGTCTTTGAGACCGAGAGACCCCGCTGCGAAGTTACGAGAGTTAGGTACACTACTTGGAGCAACCACTTCACCAGTGATCTGAATAAGGTCTGTACTATCAATCTTGTTAGGGACTAATAGACACATCTTATCAGTAATATCTCTACCCTGAATACCGTCGCCACGAGTTAGAGCTAACTCAAGGTTTCCGTCAACATAAAGAAGAGATACTGCTGCACCATCTAATTTAGGACTACTTACACAGTCTTCTACTGCAAGAGGAGCCTTGCTAATATCAAAGCACTTCTGCAAAGAATACATTTGATAGGCGTGAGAAATCGCATCCGTAACTTCATAGCCTACAGAGTTATAGTTGTGCTTCTCGGCCAATAGATCAAACTCTTCATCCGATATAACAGGAGTACCTTCATAGTACAACTTACTCGCATGGTCTAAAAAGTCTCGCATTAATTTTCTCCTAAATTAGAAAAGATATTATACGGTACTTTAAGCATAGTGTCAAGAGTTATTTATATAAGTCGTGAATTAAATCTGAAAAATGTTCTTCAATAAGTTCCTTTGATTCTGCCAGGGAAAGTATCTCTACCAACCCTACAAACAGCTCTCTGGAATTACTAAGGTCAAGTGGCATTGCTATCCCTTCCGGTGTAGGCTTCCACTCTTCTTCGAAGTCCATATAATATTTACGAAGGTGGATGTACTCTACTCCTCGAAAAGTATTAATAGTAAGTCTTACTTGAATTTCTTTTTCAGTGTCGTAATGTATGATCTTTGAGTAGGCTTCTGGTGCTTCATGAAGCTCTATCATCGCCGACCTTCATTCTTCAATATCGAAGATAGGGGAACAACGCTTGATACATTACTCGGCCTTAATAGTCGATAAGAGTCAGTATCCCAACAAAAGAACAGAAGGGTATCTTCGGTTTCTTTAGCTCGATTCTTCTTACCTTGTATGTAAGGTGTAGTAAAGTCTAAAGTACAAACATTGTACTTCAACTTTTTTGACTGCTCACTACGATAAGTAATGACGGCATCGCCATAGTCGCGCACTAACTGTGCCAGTTCTTGCTTTTTCACTGTAGCTCCTTTGTAGCAGTTTAGCAATAATTATTGTAAATCTACATACTTTTGGTGCTTTCAGTGGGTGCAAAAAAGCCCCACTGGGCGAACCCAGTGAGGTTATGCTTACTTAGTCTTCGTTTGAAAGAAGGGTAGTAAAGTACTGAGCGGCTTTACCAGTCAACTTAGAGATAATCTCTTCATCAACAGCTTTACCTGCATCAGTGATTGCAGCGGTGAGAGCTTCTTGAGCTGCTGCTTTGGAGACACGAGTGCCACCAGTAGAAGCGCCGGTAGAAGCAGCTTTTGCTGCGGGGGTCTTTTTAACATAGACGCCAGCCTTGGTTAAAATCATGCGAACACCATTTGGTGATTCGTCGAGTTCTTCTGCAATATCTTTTACGATCTCCATAGATGTTTCTGGAGTTGGTTCTGCTGCTTCATAGAGGCGTACTGCCTCTGCTTTTTTATCGTCATCCCAAGCCACTTTTCGGCTCCTTCTGTTAGGGTTTTTGTTTCCTGGGCAATCGCCCAGAGCTTTTAGTTGTTGAGTATAAAACCGGTCGCCCAATTGCTATTCTCCTAAATTTGAAAAACTATTATACGCAAATTTAAGGAGGCCGTCAAGAACTATTTTTTACAACCTCTCCAAATTTACGCCGTACTTTTTCAAGTGCTCCAGCTTCGCAAGCTCACAAGCAGGTGCATATGCGTGAAAGCCTCCAGAAGTTACGCTACTAAAGAAAGTGTCTTCACTATCTACTTTCTGAACTACGTAAATCTGGTAGCAAGGAGAGGCATACTTACTTTCATAGTCTGTATTGCCAAGACCCTTTTTACTGGCTTGATACTCAGTGGTCATTCGGGTACCTACTCTTACAGCACTATGATAAGTTGCTGACCAAGCGATCTCTCCTGGGGTGAAGTCTTCAGATACGCACTCATCTGGAAAGTAATCTACTTCTCGTTTTTCTTCTTTTGAGTTAGGGCGTTGTGGGACTCCAACTGTTTCAAGTATTTGTCGCACGAATCCTGTGCTTCGAAAAAGGCGTTTCGATATGTCCGTAACAGTCTCGCCTTGCAAGTAGTCAGTAACTGCTTCGCAAATTTCTGAATCCCTTGCAGGGCGCCCTCGATTTTGTGCTTTCCTTGTTTTAACATATGCTTTCTGCTCTAAATAGCCATCTATAATTGCATTCAATCTTGTAGTATTATATGCAATGTTTAGTATTTCACAGGCTTCTTTTTTAGTTATCGCTTTTTTGGTTTTGGATTCCTCCGAAGCTGGGGCTGAAGTATCCGGGTTTAAAAGTGCTATCACCTTCTCGATGTTCTTGTTCGTCAGGTTCTCGTAGTCTTTCTTCTTTACAGTCTTTCTCAAGTTCAATCTCCAGCTTGAATAATAAACAGCAGATAGCGTGTGCTAAATGCGAGTAATTTGTTTCTTCGTCTTTTAGTTCACCATCAAGGTGTGCGAATATGTGCCGAAGTGCACCACCGCTGTATCTATTCTGAAGATTGTCTAACTTACGCCAGTT